GACCTTGAGCCTGTAATGAGCAAGGCCACTATAGACTATCATTTTGATCATTTAGCTAAAGGCTATGCAAAGCGTTACAACGCAGGAGAAGGCAATGCGGATTTTAATCGTGCTGGCAGTTTTTTACACAATAAGTTCTTCCCTCAGCTTAGGGCTCCTAAAGCTACCAACCGTCCCCGCGGTGCAGTACTTGCGTTGATAGAAGAAAAATTTAAAACTTGGGAAGACTTCAAGGAGCAGTTTGCGGAAACTGCCATGAAGATCCAAGGATCAGGTTGGGTGTATTTGAGCACCGGAGGAGATATCAAAACTATCGCCAATCATGCTGTACGCACAGACATCTGTTGTTTGGTAGACTGGTGGGAACATGCCTGGGCGTTAGATTATCAAGCGGACAAAGAAGGTTATCTCAACAACATGTGGAAGATAATCAACTGGGACGTTTGCAACGAAAGACTATAATGAATTTAGAAACTGGTGCTGTGACAAAATTACGCGAACTGATTGCTGAAGAAAATAACCCTAACCTCATGCTTAGAGTGTTTGTGCAGGGCGGCGGCTGTTCAGGATTCAGTTACGGATTTACATTCGAAGAAGTCAAAAACGAAGATGACTTTGACTTTGCCTACGACGAAGTTCGAGTTGTAGTAGACGCCATGAGCATGCAATATCTCAATGGTGCGTCAATTGATTACAAAGAAGATTTGATGAGTGCCAGTTTTGTAATCAACAACCCACAGGCTTCTTCAACCTGTGGTTGTGGATCTAGCTTTGCAGTTTAGATCGATTTTTTGGGTTTGATGCCCAAGCCTTATACTGCAATAGAATTGAACTGCTTTTTGCGTATGCAGGAACAGCACCATCTCCTTTTAGTATATAAAGAAACAACGGAACGTTGGGTATAATTTCATTATACTGAGCTGCGTTCTTGGTTACCTGTTCAAACACCTTGTCTTTTGTGCTGTCATCAAGTGCATGAAATTTCTGCGTGAGTTCTTGTATGTTAAACATATTATTCCTTGTAATCAATAGTGTTGGTCTTTTTGATTTTCTTTACAACATAACCAATAGCTTTGTTGACTGAGAGACCCACAGTCACACACAACCATCCTCCGATGCTGAACGGAATGTCATATCCGGCACGTCGAGCAATTTCTTTAGAGAATGCGCCACCGATGACTCGTGCTAGTGATATGGCCAACTGTTGACTCAACCGTTGTTGTTCATCAGCTGTTTTCCAGAATAGCAATTTGGGCAGCATGGGTCGACCTTGCCCTTTAACATATCTTACAAGTACATCAGCCCAAGCTCTGTATCCACGATAAGACACAAAGTCATTTTGATACAACCATAAGCCATAGGCTTGATCGTATTCAAATATTTCTTTTTCCATGTAGCCAAGTTCGTACAGCGCCGTACAGATCACTTTGCTGCCACCACCACCACCCCCGCTATCGAAACCGCCATATCCATCACTATAAGCTGGCGGTGGTAATTCTTCAAAATCTGCTGATATTGGATTTGTTCCAAGACCAATATAATTTGCAAACACCGGACTGGTTGATGCAATTGTTGGCACCCAGGCGCCGTTTATTTTAATAAACTTCTTCTTGGCCTCGCGCCATAGTCCAGTATATTTTACAAAAGTTTTGGTCACTGGATTCCATGTGCCGTCAGTTTTTACATGTATGTCAGGTACTTCGAACACAAATACTGCGTAACCGTTTTTACCATTACCTTCAAGATTATTAGAAACGGCTTGAGGTTGGCCGCCTGATGCAATACCTGCTCGATAATAAATGTTGGTCGTGCCACCGGGAGTTCTACCTACGGGATTTTGAACTTCAACTCCTGAGCTGCCACCAAATGATCCTGATGTACCGGCATCGCCGCCTGCACCTGGAGATGCACCACCCCGGCCACCCGTAATACCACCGCCGCCACCGCCACAGCCCCCACCATTGTAATATACTCTACTAGTTCCATTTTGTCCAGCAAAAAATCCTGCAGCATTCTGACCGCGACTGCCCGGGGCACTAGCACCTGCACTGGTGATACCACCAGCTCCGCCGCCGCCGCCTCCACCAGCGGCACCAATTATTACATCATTCTTTAGGATTATTGTGGCAGCGCCGCCACCGCCAGCGCCACCCCCACCAGCTATTCCATCTCCGCCACGGGCACCAGCATAATTAACACCAGAACCAATGACCAATGCAACAGCGCCTCGTTTGCCGGTAGCAGCATTTGATACTATTCTAACAGATCTAGCCCCAGCTGCAACATTAAATCCCACAGTCCATGGAATTTGTGGGTCATAACTAAAGGCTGCAAATTCGCCATCAACATAAAAATCTGCTCGACCGTTAGAACAGATAGTAAATTGATAATTTCCAGTTGCGGGAAATGTCACAGTGTATGTTCTATCAAACACTGTTGCTGAAGGTGGGTCTACCCAAACTCCGTAATTGTTTAAAAATGTGCAATAGGTTGGATTAAATTCACGATAAACAGGCGGAGAAGCAGGGTTGGCAACAGTATTAAAAAGACTTGACGTAAGTAATCCAGCACCAGCTTCTCCTCCTGGAGTGATTCCGGAGGCCAACGCAGTAACACCACCGGCACCACCACCCTGCCCCACTGCAATGTCAAGTATGTCACCTTCGTTGATGGTAAAATTAACCTGTGCATACGCACCACCACCACCAGTACCACCCACGGCTCCACCACTGGTGTAGGTGGTATAATTAAAACTGTAACACTCAACTGCACTAACAGTTGTACTAGGTCCAGGAGTACCATTATAATAGCTGTATCCGCGAAATTCTGTTTTTACAGCTACGGTTGTAGGTGGTGGCACCGCATCTGGTTGTCCGGGCCCTGTTTGATTCAGGTATACAACAATACCGTCGACTACTACACAATAACCAATACGATTGGTATCAATCAAGTTTCCTACATCATTATATACCAGTACAACTTCTATGTAATATCCAGATTGATTTGGCACAAGTACGTTATGAAACGGATCTTGTTGCAGTGCGCCTTGATAACTGGTTGTAAATGAACCAGTTGGCGCCCTAGCACCGCCAGCACCGGCACCACCCCACACATATGCAGTTACAGGCACAGCATTGCCATGCACCCAGGTCAATCTTTGTACAAACCCAGTGTACCCTACTTCTCTTATTACTTCTGCCATATATTAAATTTGATACCAAACGTCGCCGTCATTACCACCAGTTGGAAGATCAAACGAAATGTATCTTACACCATAGCCGTTGCTGTTTGTTGCAATACTAAGTGTAAGATCAGATGCCAAGTTGCCGCCTCCAGCCAGTCCATTGCCTGTATTGATTGCTCTAGTCAAGGGCGGAACTCCTAAACTTGTTCTTGCTGTCGCTGCTGTGGTTCCATTTGTTCCACCAGATTCGATAGGTATTGGTGCAGTCAATGTAGTTATATAGCCACCAGTGATAGCCACATTATTGGCATCTTGAGTGGCCATGGTACCAACTATAGTAGTGGCACCAGACTCTAACTGCAACGCAATTCTTGCAGTGGCCGCAGTGGTAGCACCTGTGCCGCCGTTTAGAAGAGATAGTGGGAAATCAGGAATGCCAAGAGCTGCCCTAGCATTGCCTGCTGTAGCGGCCCCAGTGCCGCCATTGGGAATGGTCAAGGGAGAGATGTTGGTGATTGTGCCGCCAGTGATGGTTACTGCATTGGCATTTTGAGTGGCCATGGTGCCTACGTTTGTGGTAGCACCGGTTTCTAATCCCAAATTACTTCTAGCACCGGCTGAGTCCGATGCACCCGTGCCACCTTGTGCAATTGACAACGGAGTGATACCTGTAATTGTTCCACCAGTGATGGTTATGTTTGACGAATTCTGAGTGGCCATTGTACCAAGGCCCAAATTGGTTCTGGCCTGCACCGCAGTGGTTGCGCCAGTTCCGCCAGATACAATTGCAATAGCACTGATACCACTTATTTGTCCACCAGTGATTGTGACATTTTCTGAAGCCTGTGTGGCCATGCTGCCCAGGCCTAAATTAATTCTTGCGTTGACATTACTGGTTGCGCCAGTTCCGCCGTCAGCAAT